GATACTAAATACTTTACATTTGGAAGTGTAGGATTTGGTGATAGTTGGTGGTGTTATTTTAATCAAATAAAGGAGGTAAAAAGTGGCGAGGTACAAGACTAGATTGTATTATAAAACTCTATACCTAAAAACTAAAGAATGGTTGCAAGGTGAGATAGATAATACAGAACTAACAGAGGAACTTTGCGAAAGCAATGATGACTTTCTAGTATATGGTAGAAAAGAATGTGCAGAAAGTTTAATAAATAAAATGGAACAAGACTGGGAGGTCAAATGAGTTTCGAAGATGGAATAAAAATGTGGCGAGAAGAAATAGGACAATACTATGATGAACATTTTAGTGAGGAAGAAATGGAAATCTTATACGAGATTGTTCGAGGTAATGTAGATGTTGACACTATGAAAGAAAAACTTATAGATTTTTTTGAGGATAGTGACATACCTGCAATACCATTCTTTAATTTAAAAACAGATGAAGGACTACTTGATAGACTTGACTATGACTTTGGTTGGGTTGGTGGTTCGGGCAAACGAGCAGGATATAAAACACACTAATGAAAAAAATAAAAGAACTAATTAAAAGTTGGGGCTTGACAAATATTATTTTAGGTGGTACATTAGGAGGATATATGACTTATGTATTTATACTAGCAATAATTAATACAATATGCGATTGCATATAGAAAGGAACTATGAATATATTTTTTTTAGATAAGACACCAGACATGTCAGCTAAATATTTATGTGACAAACATGTACCTAAAATGTTATTAGAAACATGTCAGATGTTATCAACTGCGGTACAAAAATATACAGGTAGGATTGAAGACTTATACAAACCTGCATATCCAAAACATCCTAGTACTATATGGGCAGGTACTACTAGACAAAATTTTGTATGGTTGCTTGAACATGGTAATGAAATAAATTATCAATATGAAATAAGATATAATAAAAAACATAAGTCAAAAAGAATACTTGACATTATACAAGACAGAGGTTATGATAGTGAAATTCCATTAGGCAATGGTGAGTGGATTACAGACCCGCCTTTATGTATGCCCGAAGATTGTAAGAGAGATTGTTATATCTTTTCTTACAGAAAGTATTATATGGAGTACAAAAGACCCTTTGCTAAATGGGATAAACTAAACAACAAACCAGATTGGTGGATAGAATGACAGAGAAAGAAAAGAACGATATAATATGGGCAAGTGGTCACTATTTATTTGAAAGCTTACCAAATAATTTTATTGACTGGACTGAAAAAAAGTTGTATAATTGGATTGAGCAACATGCTTGGCAACCATTTGAACATTGGGAAGGTGAAGAAATTTTTAATGAGATAGATAACCTTGCTGATAGTATGAATGAATATGTAGGAGTAAAAAAATGAGTTTGATAAACGCAGATAAATATATTGAAAGATTACGACAGACATTGAAAGATACAAAGTCTATTGGTGTAAATAAATTATCATCAACAGAAAAGTATGACTATCTTTCTAATAGATGTAGTGATATCATAAGAGATTATGATGAGGAATATAAACAATCAATAGAGGAGTTATGGGATGAGCAAGGAAGAAACGAAGACAAAACCTACGAGAAACAAGATAGTTAATTGGACTATCAATATCAAGTGGGACAATGGTACTTATGAAAATATATCTTGTATGAACAATGATACTGCTCAAATGGTAGATGATTTTCTAAGTGAACTAGAAGATGAGAGGGCTAAGTTAAATGGTGCAGAATAAAAATAACATTATAAAATTCAAACCCAAGAAACCTAAACCTAAAAAATATTACTTGTGTGATTTTTTTAAGAGGTGTGGTGAGGATGAGAATACATATCATTATATTTTTTCAGATAAGAATATAAAAGATATGGGTTATAATGGTGAAGATGATGACCATAAAATATTATCTCAATTCTTTTTGCAAAGGATATATAAAAAAGATAGAGATACTTTTTCACCAAATATGTATTGGACTAATGATGGTATGTCACTTGTAAGATTTGATGGCATGGAAGAAGTTAAACCATCCGAGTTTAGTACATTACAAAAAGCTAAAGTGTATGTATGTGGTGATACATTACCTTTAAGTAAATAGGAGGATAAATGAAAAAAATAAAATGGATGATACTAGATAACCTTCCTACTATATGGATTGTATTAGTAATTTTATTTGGTATAGTTTTAATTATAAATCATGGAGGATAATATGAAAACAGAAAAAGAAGTAAGAGAAGAATATAATCAAATGAGAAAGGATGACCCTGCATTTGCTGAATGTTGGAGTGATGATGACTATGATTTCTATGAGTGGTGTTCGGGTTATCTTGATTATAAACATATAACAAGGAAGGGAAAATGAAACTACATAATTTAGGAGTGAATAATCATGGGGATGTACTTCAATTATGGTTTGAAAATGATGATGGAACTAAAATAGAAATGAGAGCAAATTTAAAAAGTGCTTTACAATATCTATTTAATAGATTATCATTACATGATTGGAACAAAATAAAAAATCCAGATGTAAAATGGGGATACCCAAGATATAATATAAAAGAAACAATGGATTTATTAGAAGGAAAACATTTGTGATTGAAATATTTATAGATGCACCGCTAGAATTACAAGTATTAATTTTAGTTGGAATTATATTTATAATAAAGGAGTTATGGAAATGACTGCAGGTTATGGTTGGGGTATGTTAGCAATAGGTTTTGCTGCAATACTTATAGGCGGACTGATAGCATTTTTTATAATCAATAAAGTAATAAAGGAGGAAAATGAAACTGAGAAATCCGATAGCTAAAGAGTTGAGAACACCTAAGTATAAATCTAAGGTGATTGAAAACAAAAAGAAAAAGTTAGAAGATGATGACAAACATTGGATAACACATGGCTATGAAGGTACAGAAATTCTAGTCAAAGGTTCAGACATTCATAATTTATTAGATGAAGATGTGGATGAAGGATTGTTTGGTGAGAATGATAGTGACTTGGTAGCCCGAGTTAAAAAAGAAACAGGAGGTAGTGTAGATGAGTAATTGTTATGACCATGAGTATAAATCTAATATGCTTGATGGTTATTATTGGGATAGTAAAGATGATGCTAAAAAAAATTTAGTAAAAAATAAAACAAAGTTAACATCTTGGTATCAAAAACAATTAACACTTTATCAAAATGCAGAGGATAATTTTGATGACTGGTACACAGAATATACTGGTGGCAGTTGGGAAGAAAATAATATAGAAGAATATAAAGGAGGATAAATGAGTGAAGATAAAAGACCAAAGGTGACTATTGTTTGGGGTAGTGATAGAGAGATAACTAAGACATATGTGTTTGAAAATGAAACACAAAAGGCTTTTTTTATGAAAGGTGTTGATGAAGCTAATGGTTGGTTAGAATATGCAGAGGTTGAACAAGGACATGAAACAATCTCGTATGAACAAACAAGTGACACAATTGTAAATCAAGATAAAATAATAGCAAGATGAGAACTATAATAATAATAATATTTTGTCTTAGTTTATTGAGTTGTACTAGTGGGCGAATAGATGACGCAAGTCCATGGTTTAGGGTGATAAAATTTTCTGTAGATAAAATGCAGATAGCAAAAAAAGATAATAAAATCAATGACTTACAAGAATAATAAATAATAAATTATTTACTTGCAATTCATAAAAAAGTATGGTATAATAGAAGGTCAGTCTTATGTTAAATATAATAGTTTATTTTGTATTAATATTATTTTGGAGTTTTATTATAACCGCAACATTTAATATAATATAGAAAGGAGGAAACAATGAGTGTACATATAGATAGTTATAAAATATTTTCTTACGATACGACATGGAAAAATGGTAAGGAAAGTAAAGACACAGAAATAAAACAAATGCTTACATCTAAAAAATGTATTAGAGGTAAAGAGTTTATTAAAATGCTTGAAGAATTAGATGAGACTTGGCATGGTGATTATGGTGGATTTGATTGTGAAGTAGAAGTTACTTTTAAACCAACAGGAAAATAATGATAAAAAATATATGTGCAGGTTTGTTAATACTTTGTAATTCAACATTTAATTTTCAAAATGATTTTGAGTATAGTAATAACGAAGAGTTTATAAAGGGAGTAAAAAATTGTGCGTTGTTTTATAACGCAGACTTACCCTCTAAAGATAGAATACCTATAGAAATAATTGTAGGTCAAGCATCTTTAGAAAGTGATTGGGGTAGGTCAAGGTTTGCAATTGAAGGAAATAATTTATATGGTATGCGTCAGTATGATTTAACTGAACCGCATTTAAAACCATTAGGAAATCCAGACGCAAACTTTGGATTAAAAGTATATCCAACAAAATGTTTATCAGTTGTTCATTACATTGAAACTTTGTTAAGTCATAGAAGTTATTCAGAGTTTAGAGATAAGATGTATGAGATGTGGATAGTTGATGAGTACGATATATTTTTATTAACTGAAATGTTATATAACTATTCAGAAGATAAAAATTATGCAGTCAAACTAAGAAGAACAATCTTGTTCATAACTGAAAGGGGTTATCTAAATGAAGGGGAATAAAAAGTTTGATATTGATTTAAAGTATGGACAAATACGAGAACAAAAAGTTAAACACATGTTCTCTAAATGTCAGATAGAAGTCAAGTCAGAGAGAGATTGGTGGCAGAGAACAGGAAACATAGCAATTGAATATGAGTACAGAGGAAAACCAAGCGGTATCTATGCAACAACAAGTGACTATTGGTTTCATAGATTAGAGTTAAAAGATAAAGAATTTTGTACACTTGTTTTTAAAACAGACATTCTAAAAAAGATTGTTGATAGTTACAAAGATAAGTTGACAAAAAATGTGGGCGACAACAAAGCAAGTAAATGTGTATTAATACCTATAAAAGAAATATTTCGAAAGGAGTTTTATGACAATGTTTAAAGAAATAGAACAGGTAAAAAAAGAGATACAGGAACACGAAGGGTTCAGAGATACTATATATAGTGATTCATTAGGATTCGCTACTATAGGTTGGGGTCACCTCGTAAAAGACACCGACCATTTTGAGGAAGGAGTTGCCTACTCAAGAGAGGAGTTACAAAAAGTTTTTGATGAAGACTTTGATTTAGCATGGGCTAATGCAAATTCTTTAGTCAAAGAGAGATTGACAAACACAGACTTTGAAGTACTAGATATAGATAGAAAGATGAAAGTTATATCTATACTTTGTAACATGTGTTTCCAATTAGGCAAGGCGGGTGTAAGTAAGTTCAATAAAATGTTTGAGAACATTGCCAAGTTAAATTTTGAAGGGGCGAAACTTGAGATGTTGGATAGCAGATGGGCTAAACAGACACCCAGTCGTGCCGAATATTTATCAAATAAAATGTCGCAGGTATAAAATAAATTTATTTTTGCCTTGCTTTCGACACAATTGTATGATATAATATGTTTAATTTAAATAAATTAGTTAACTATGTTAAAGATTATTAATAGTTATTATTATTATATTTATAATAATATTAATAATAATATTAAAAGAGTTATGACTATGTTTAAAACTGGTCCAATGGTCTTTGTAGCACATTTGTTTGTGACAAGGTTGGTAAGACAACTTAGGGTAAAAGTGGGTGAGACCTACCACTACCAGAAAAAAAATATTTTAGCACTTGACTTTGTTTTAGTTTCGTGCTATAATACAAACTTCAATAATAAAATAGGAGGTATATATGCCAACAGTTGAAGGAAAAGCATATTGGGCTAGTGTGACTAGACCTAATACAACATTCGACC